ACCGTAGACCATACGCTGTTCGTCGTCGGTCTTTAGGATTTTACCTTCGATGTTCTTTGTCATATCACTCACCGATGTTCCTGCTTCCCACATACGGCATGACCAGTAGCCAGCCTTTGTTTTATCTGTCTTGGTGTCACACGAGTGTCGGGAGCGGAAGTTAGCTCTGGCTTGTGGGTCATCACGTCGGATTTCCATATTAGGATCACCGAATGTTACCCGCTTAACCTTGCCACCATCTTGTACGAAGACTTCAAACTTCTTGTTGCCACCTTTGATGCGGCGAGGTTTGTTCAAGGTTACTTTTTCACCCTGATATTCAGCCTTGGTGAACTCCTCCTTGAGAACCTCTTGTACAATGGCTCTGAGAGCCTCTATACGGTCCACTGAGGGTTCTTCTTCAACCTCTTCGCTACGGTAGTAGTCTAAGTAGTCTTCATGGCTCTCTGCGGGCATGTACACAGCTTGTCCATCGTATGTAGATACGTGAGTAGTACCACCGAAGCCCATGTCCATCGACCTAGCCCGAGCTTCAGGCTCTGTAGTGAAGATGTCATTAGCATACTGTGCTTTAAGGACTGAGTTCATTATGGCTCACCTTGGATTGTATTTTTAACTAGGACCATAGTGAAGTTACTGGTCACTCTGGTGTTGTTAGTCTCTACGTTATCGACACGTACTTCCAAGTCAGTCTTCTCTGGTAAAGGAAGTGGGATAGGGAAATCATACCGATAGGTACTTTCGTAAACCTCAGCCATGTGAGCTATTCGAAAGTTGTTCGTGTTGAATGGCCTCTGCATCATAAGGGCTTGGGCATCCTTGTTCTTCTGAACGGAGAAATCCCCAGTCATCATATAAGCAGTGTAGCCAGCAGGTACTGTATATACACACATTAGTGTCTGAGATAGCCCTACATCAATCTGTGCCACAACGGTCCCTGATGCGCTAGTAACCCTTGCTGTAATATCTCCTAAGTTACCTACACCACTGTCTGTGTAAGTCATGCGGTAAACACGAAGGAAAGTATTGGATGTAGTTACAGCAGTTGTACCTGTAAGGGTTACTGCCTCTGTCTGTAGGTTGTAGTCAGCATCAAGACCTTGAACCTCTACAGTGCCTGTGTCTCCGTCATCCTCTGACAGTATATACAAGGTTTGTGCTGTAGCTAGTGCTGACCAAGGGTATAAGCCGCCACCAGTCCAAACAGTCTCAGGTTCGCTGTTGTTATCAACGTCAAAGTTTGCCCCGAACTTGTGAACAAAAGAATAACCGTTTGACTCACCCTTGGCTATCGCTAGAGGGTCATGCTCATAGAGATGCCTAGTCCACGTTGTCATCAGTAGGCTCCTCTGGTTGACCTACCTCTGGGTCGTAGTCCAGTTCAGCAATATCCATAAGGTCTTTGATAACCTCAGGGTGAGACGACACATCAATGCCAGCACCGTTAAGGTTACGGAGGAACGAAGCAATCTCACGAAGATCATGGGGAGCTACATCACCAGCCACAATAGTGGGCATGTTATCATAATTCAGACCGTTCAACTGCCACAGACGTTCCACAAGTTGTTTGTTGAGAACGTCTACGATTGCTTGGATGTAACTCTCAAGCGCACGGAGGAACAGGTCTGTCTTCGACTTGGAGAGGGCGTAAGAACCACCCTGCGATCCTAGCAGAAGAAACTCTGAAAGCATGGAGCGAGCGATGTCGTGCTGGTAGCGACGAACAATGGGGTCGATGTTAATGTTACGGCTACCGCTAGACGACATAAGCTCAATGTCAACTAGTCTTTGGTTGGTAGGCGCTCCGTCTTTATCGGGATAGGTATCGGAAGGCAGTACAATGTAACCCTGCTCGTTAAACTTGACATCACGGAGGATTTGTTGCAGGTTGTGTACGAAGCCAGCCTGTGCCTGTGAAGCATCACCAGAGAGGTACTCAGCAGGGATACGAGCAACAGGGATACCAGCAAGTTCACGTTCAACTGCGATAGCCTCAATAGCTTGGAGGTTGTTCAAGTACTCATAAGACGTGTAAGCATTACGCAAGATAGAACGACCAGATGGGTCTCCGTTTAAGCTCGTAGTGCGGTAGTACAAGGACTTGTTCGTGGGAATGTAGTTAGAGCCACCCATGTGACCAACCGACTGCTGTACACCAAGTACCTCACCAGTCTTGTCATCTACATCAAACTTGTTTACAGTCCAAGGCGCACGAGAAGCAATCTTCTGGATACCAAGGCGACCATCGGTATACTTAGAGTGTTTCTTAGGGCTACGCTCTGTAGGTCCAACACGACGCTTGTAGACGACCTCAAACCAACCGAAGCCATACGACAAATAACCTAGTGCCTCAGAGATGTGGTCATCAAGAGTGTGTTCCATGTCATCCAGAACGCTCTCAACAAACTCTTTCTCAACCTTAGCAGCATCACTCTCGTTAGCAGGTTTAACGTGAAGGTCTACATCACGGAGGATTTGCTCAACGGCATACATAACAGCGCCAACAGTAGAATCATTGTCCCGCATCTCACGGTACTTACGAATAGCCTTTCGACCTCGTAGTTCAGGTAGGAACTCATCTGCACGGATTTGACCGTTGTTAGTGTTATCACCAGCTACACCAAGGGTAGACTTAGCTTCTGCTTCCGAGAGTTTCTTTACCATGATCTCAATGCTTCTATGATTAACGTGAAAGCCCCTTTGCACTCGAATAAGCGAGGGTCAACTTAGGTTTGCTGTAGCCGTTAAGGGAGAGGTCTGTAATTGCCCATACAAGAGCATCAAGTCTGTCTGGGGAGCCTATCGACCCTAAAGGTTCCCACGTTCTCATTTGAGTTTCTAATTCGTTTAGTGAAGCACCGTCAGGTGGGTTGGAAACATGCTTGACAAGACCACGCTCATATAGGGCAGATATTGGTTCAGCACGGGCAAACTTACCACGAGATGCACGTACAGCTTTGTAAGGTACTGTCTCGTCTTCCCCGTGGATGGTTGTCTTAACCATGTCACCACCTTGGTTGACTTCAGCCACAATACGATCAGCTTGATGGTGATGATAAAGTTCAATAGCTTTAGACGCCCAACCTTGTGGAGAAAGCCTGTCAGTGTAATCGCCCAAGACATATGCAACACCATTTACATCAATACCTGCAACAACAATACCTGTCATGTCACTCTCAGCGTTAGAGGTAACAGCAGGGTCAAGGGCAACGACAATACGGGAAAGGTCTGGGACTGCCTCATGCTTAACTGAGGCTTCATCCAGCATGGCTGTAGTCCAAAGTGCGCCTTGCGCTTCCTCTAGTACTTCAGCATAAAGCTCTTGTCTACCTAGTCTAGTTCCCTCATACTGTTCCTTAACAGCAGTTAGGTATGTACCAGCTAGGTTAGCAGAGTTATCAAAGGTAGACCCTGTAGTAACTACAGTCTTAGGGTCTTTAAGTATCTGACGGATCAGCTTGGTAGGTTTAGGTGTCGTAGTAACCATGATACGTGGGTGCTTACCTAGACGCATACAGAACTGTAGCATCTGCCAAGTGTCCATGTCTTTGTTCCAAGCAGCAGTCTCATCACACCAAGCTAATTCAAACTGGGGACCACGGAGACGCTCAGGTTCCTCAGCAGAGAAGAACTGCACTTGAGCGCCATTCTCCCATGTGAGTGTACGCTTGGTAGGAGACCACTCAGGGAACCCCATCTTCTTACCTGCGTAAGTCTTGTCACCCTTCCAGCATACAGACAGGAACCCAGACTCACCTTTTACCATAACACGTTCAATGTCGGAGTTAGTAGAGGCTACAGCGGCAATACGTTTACAACCACGCTTGACATTCTCTCGTACCCACTCGACACCCGACCTAGTCTTCCCGAAGCCACGACCAGCATTGATGAACCATGTGTTCCATTCGTTGGAGTCAGGCTCTAGCTGGTTATCTCTAGCCCAGAAGCTCCAGTCATGCTTAAGCTCTTCAGTCTTAAGTGGACCTAGCTCTTCAAACAGCTTCTTAACTTTGGCTGCTGGTAACTCACGTAGAGTATCAGCCGTTATCTTCCGTGCTGGTTTCATTCGGGTCAATTCCAAGTAGCGACATGAGTGTGTCGGCTGCACTCTCGTCTAGGTCAGGGTCAGTCTCTTGTTCAACTTCAATGTTAGTCTGAGTAGGCGACCACCCACCCTTACTACGAAGGAACAGCTCTTGGGACTTGAAGTCACCATCTAAGGCTTGGTCGATAACCTTAGCTCCAACCAGACCGTTAATCTTAGCACGTTCCTGTTCAATGAACGACCCATAAGTCTTGTACATAGTAGACAGAGACTTAGGCGCATTGGTAAGGTGTTGCATGGAGGCTAACATCTGACGGATAGCGACACCACCCTGAATACAAGTCAGAATGTGCTTCTCAACATGTTTACAGTAAGGGAGCTTCTCTGCCATAATGGCCTCTCAGTAGGTTATATGTGTTTTAGTGACACCTTCTCCATAGACATCGGCTGGACCTACTTCTACACGACAATAATTGGGAAGTTACGTCTAGGTTGTCTTGGGAAGATGCGACAAAATACACAGAGACTAACTTAAGTTGTAACTTAGGTCAGGCTTAAGTTCTTTAATACTTAGTGGTGTATAATAG